TGGCTGGACGAGTGGGGCAAGGCGTCGGAGGGCGAGGCCGTCCTCGCCGTCGAGCACCGCTGGGAGCGGGCCCTGCCGATGCCGAAGGGCTACGACGGGCCGCCGGTGCACCTGTTCGGGTTCATCGACGAGGTCTACGAGGACCGACGCCGCGGGCTCGTGGTGGTCCGCGACTGCAAGACCTCGAAGTCGATCGGCCAGATGTCGGCGATGGACGAACTCATGGACAGCCAGGTTCAGTTGTACGCCTGGGGGATTGCGCAGGACTGCAAGGCGTGGGGGATCAACTCTCCTCGGGCCGTGTCCTTCGACCGCGTCAGGACCGTGGCGCCGAAGACGCCCAGCCTGACGAAGTCCGGCCGGCTGTCGAAGTCGGTGACGGACTACGACCTGCGGACCTACATCGAGTGGGTCGGCGACGGCATCCCCTTCGACGGGCTGAAGAAGGACGGCTCCGGCGCTGGGGTCTACAAGGTGGACCCCGAGGAGGTCGCTCGGCTGGAGTCCGACGACGTCCGTCGGAACTGGTACCGGCGCAGCATGACTCCGCTGTCGGTGAACATCGTCAAGACGCACCTGCGGGCCGCCGTTGATACCGTCAGCGACATCGGCCGGACCAAGGTCCGCGCCGAGCGGTCGGGGGAGGCCCCTCGGAACCTGGTCAGCATGATCTGCAAGTGGTGCGACTTCGCCGAGTTGTGCCGGGCGCAGGCCGTTGGCGGCCCAGACGGCGACTTCGATCCGGCGGAGTACGGCCTCGAAGTCCGTAAGTCGCATGGCTCACGGTAATTGACAGACACGGCACAACGAACTACACTGTAAGTACCTAGCCAGGAAGGAGCAGGAAATGGCAGGATTCGCAGGCATCGACATTGTCGATGTGAACGAGGAGCAGCCCGACTTCGGTCGCTGGCTGATCCTGGGGCCCCAGGGCGGAGGCAAGACGACGCTGGCCTCGACGATCGGTGAACTGGGCAAGACGCTGTTCATCGACCTCATGGGGGAGAAGGGCACCAAGTCGTTCAGGAACGCGCCCTACGCCAAGAACATCGACGTCATCCGACCCGAGTCGATCACGGCGCTGGATGATGTGTTCTGGGACCTCGACAAGGGCGGCCACCCCTACAAGGCGGTGGTGATCGACTCGCTCACCGCAGCCCAGAAGATGACGATGAGGTTCCTCACCGGCGCCTCGGAGACCGCTGTCCGTGAGATCCGTCAGGGCACCGCCCCGGCCGACCAGCGGACGTGGGGCCAGTCGCTCGACATCATGACCGACATGGCCGTGTTCTGGTACGGCCTCGCCGACGGCAACCGGTCTCACCCCATGCACGTCGTCATGACCGCCCAAGTGAAAATGATCGAGGACGAGATCAACGGCGGCGTTCGCCGCCAGCCCGACGTCCAGAAGGGCGCCCTCAGCATCGTGCGGGCCACGCCCGACTACATCGTGTACGCAGACGTGGAGGAGAACATCGACGCCATCAGCGACGAGTCCCAACCGTCCACGAACCATATCGTCCGTTTCGGGACCAACCCCGACTACGGAACGAAGGCCCGGCTGCCGTATGACCTTCGGGGTAAGATCCCCGAGGTCCTGGGGCGCAAGAAGCCGGTGACCCTCGGAAGCCTGAGCAAGGTGCTCGGGGTAGGCGGAGTCTCGGCCAAGAAGCCCGCCAGCAAGACAGCCACCACCAACAAGAAGGAGCAGTGACATGGCTGACAACGTGAACTCGAACATCGTTATCGATCTGAGCAACTACAAGGACAGCGGGAACGTCCGTATCCCCGAGGGCCGCTACCGCGCCATCGTGGACGACGTTGACCTCGACAAGTCCCGCGCCGGGAACACCATGATTAAGGTCTGGATGCGCGTCCTCGGAGGCGAGCATGACGGGGCGATCATCCTCGACCGCCTGACCCTGACTGCCAAGGCGATGTTCCGCGTCGTCGGCTTCATGCAGGGGATCGGGATCAAGACTCCCAAGAAGAAGTTGCAGATCAACCTGAAGACATTCCTGAAGCGTCAAGCAGACATCGAGGTCGTGGACGGCGAGCCCTACAACGGCCGGATTCGTTCTGAGATCGGCCAGTACATCCGTATCGCCCAGCCGAAGGCCGAGGAGTCCTCGGAGGACGGCCTGGACGCGCTGGAGGCCGCCGCGGAGGACGAGGCGCCCGCCAAGCCGACCAAGGCAAGCCCCGCTGAGGAGGCCGCTGAGGACTCGGACGAGAACCCTTGGGACGCCGGGGAGGACTCTGATAGCGTGGACGTGGACGACCTGTCCATCGACGACCTGGACCTGTAATCCACCAGGTCTAGAATCCGAGGGGGCCCTACGGGGCCCCTTCGGCGTATCTGGAAGGAGCCGGTGTGGCGAACGAGTGGGGCAACGAGACGCAGGTGGTGGCTGCGATCAAGCGCCGCATCCTGAAGGTGTGGCCGGGCTCGTGGGTGCTGAAGGTGGCCGGCGGGCCCTACCAGGAGCCGGGCGTGCCGGACCTCCTCGTGTGCGTTCAGGGCCAGTTCATCGGGCTGGAGGTCAAGCACCAGAAGCCGGGCGAGTCCCGCCAGCACGCGCTCGGGCGGGCCTCGGTCCAGCAGCACGAGCAGATCCGCCGGATCTGGAAGGCCGGCGGGACGGCCGACGTCGTCCTCGACCCGGACGAGGCTGAGCAGGTGGTCCGCGTGGCTCTGCTGCGGGCCGCCCCTCGTTTGACTTAGGACCGTACATTAACTACAATGTACATACAACCAATGGACAGGGACTAGGAGCAGACATGGAAAAGCCGATGGTGAGCGACATCGTGCGGATCTACGCGGCCGCCGTCTGGCCGACGCTGGTGCTGAGGCTCAGCCGGATCAACCTGACGTGGCGACAGTCGTGGGCGCTGGCAAGCGCGGTGGTATGCCACAGGCTCTGCCTCGTGGAGATCCGGCGAGTGCTGGCGTTCAGGCGCTGGACCTCGCGGGCCACGTTCGCAAACGACGACGTCGAGGTGACGGTCACCCGTACCAACGAAGGGCTGTTCGTCTACCGATACGCTGACGGCTTCGATCCCCGGTCGGAGCACACCGACGACCTTCGCAAGGTCATCGAGTTCGTCAATGAGGCCGTGGCCGAGGTCCCTAGGTCCGAGGTCGGCTGGTGGAAGATCCGCTGACCTTACCGACACAGAACAACCAAGGAGCAGAGATGAAAGCATGGTGGCCGGAAAGCCAGACGAAGACGCTGGCGGCTATGAGCCCTGAGGAGCCCTCGGAGAGCCAGGAGACGGCGCTGAGGGCTTGCTTCGAGGCCAGGAAGTTCGAGGTGGACGACCTGGATCCGTCGATGTGGCACGTCGAGGGCCGGCAGGGAGACATATACGACGTCCACGTCATCTACATGCCGAACGGGGCGCCGTCGGTGACTTGCACGTGCCAGCACGGGCGCCACCACGGCGGGAAGGTCTGGTGCTGGCACTCGCTGCTGGTCCTGCGCATCCTGCGGGCTGCGGCCAGGAAGAAGTCAGGGTTCATCGAGGAGAAGGACGTGGAGAGCAAGGTGATCGAGGATGTGCTGGTGAATCGGGCCAACCCGATCGACGGGTCCAAGCGCTCGGACGAGGAGGTCGGCTACCGGCTGTTCACCTCGAACTACAAGAAGTTCACGCCGGACATGGGAGTGCCGGTCAAGATCAGCAACGGCCGGCCGAAGTTCGCCCTGTCGTACGACCTGCGGCTACAGGCGCCCCTGCTGTACCCCGACTGGGCGTGGATGAAGTGGCCGGTGGCGAAGTTCCGCGAGGCGTACTGGAAGCGGCTCGACGGCTTCGGGCTGTACGCCATCGAGGACCTGTTCCGAGACATCGTGGCCGAGAACGCCCGAATTACGGGCATCCCGGACGACCGGCTGGTCCTCATGTGTTTTGAGCAGAAAACCAAGGACTGCCACCGAGGAGACTTCGCCATGTGGTACGAGAAGGTGACCGGTGAACTGATCCCCGAGTTGCCTGAGGGCGTCGCTTCGGCGTAACCTTCAGGCATCGCCCTGGCGACGGGGCATACCGCTGGTACCTCAGTGGATAGAGGACCCGTTCTCGCAGCGGGAAGTCGGTTGTTCGAATCAACCCCAGCGGTCGATGGCCCGTCAGGTCAGCCAAATGCCTCCGGCTGGCCCTTCGGGCCTCTTTCTGTATCTAGTGCGAGGAGATTCAGATGGCCGGGTTCATGTCCCCGTCGATCCTGTTCCTGTCCACGTGGGACACCCCGGAGCGGGGCTACCTGTCGGCACTGCTGCCGAAGTTGCGGGCCGCCGGCTACAAGCACTACCACGAGCCCGCCGTGGGCGGCTTCGCGATGCCGCTGGTGGCGCTGGACGCGGGCTACGACCCGAAGACCATGACGACGTCGGACGTCCACCTGTTCACCGGCATCCTCGGGACCCTGCTGTCGGGCGGCGACTTCGAGGACCTGGAGGTCCGCTACGACGACCGCCCCATCGACTTCAGCGAGTGCTCGACCGACGTCGATAAGGCCGCTCTCCTGCTGTACACGCAGTACCTGGCCCGGATCCAGACGAAGCCCGAGGGCGAGTACTGGAAGAGTCTCTGCGAGGACCTGGAGCGCAACTCGGACTACCACAGGGCGTCCTTCCGCGACCAACTCGCGAGGATGGCCGGTAGGATCGGCGGGCTCGCCCACCGCTCGGGGGCGGGGGGGGGGGGCCG